CAAGTTGAAAACGCGCTGCCCATCGCTTGGACTTGGGTAGGTTGTGTCCCTGTCGTCTTCATCTGATACATTAGGCGCAGAGAGTAAGCCAGTACTAGAGATGTCTGTAAATTCAACTTCCTTACTAGTAGAGTTCGCCACGGTTAAAACCTTCCCGACTGCGTCCGCGCTTGGAATGTTTAGCCTAAATATATCGGTGATTATATCAAGATTATCACTATTAAGCGTAGTATCCTGCGTGCTTACTTCTAAATCTTCATCAATTTCAATACTAGCTTGCTGTGATTGGATTTCAAGATTTACACCGCTAGATATTTCGAGCAATTGAAAATTAGTAAAACTAAGCTCATTCCCATCTATATCAACTTCACGGTCACCTGTCAGTGCCCCGTCTGCATTGTATATGTTGTCGCCTAGTCCGCTAATGTCAGTAAATTCAACTTCCTTAGTAACGGCATTATTTAAGGTGAGTACTTTACCGACTGCGTCCGCGCTTGGAATTGTTATTCTTAAACTTTGTGCAAATAATCTTAACTCATTTATTGAGTTTAGGATTAAAACGTCATTAGAAACTAATTCTAGCTGATCTATTGCCTGAAGAAAAAAATCGGAAATGTTTTCAAAAGCAAAAGCAAACTCATTCCCATCATGGTTTCGGTCATCATCTAAAACCAAATCAGTGTTCGCAAAATTAGTATCTAAACCCGTCAACGGGACCGAACCCGAAAACGCCAAACCTACGCCGGTAAAATCTAAAGATCCACCAACCAAAGAAACGTTCTCAATATAATCGATAGACCCCGCACCCCCTACGACCTCAAAAAAAAAATCACTCGACATCAGCGCCGCGAGGTCGAAAACATCGCCCGAAAAAGGTACGGCCGGGTCTGGTAGAACTTGCGTTTCTGTAATCTCGTCCAAATGTAGATATTCAACGCGGCCGTCACTCTGGAATAACTTTACATGGTCGCGGATGTCTTTATCTATCGGTTTTATTTCCGTCGGTAGCTGAGGAATTGACCAAACAAAAACGCCCCCGTCGCGAAGTTCTACGTTTCCGTTTTCTAATCTTACTATTTCCATTCCTTTTTTATTTTAAATGTACGGTTTTATTTTAATAACGTTTTTAGTAATTACTACTAAAATATTTATAAGAATCAACTGCAACCGAATCCGTACCCGCGTATTTTTTCGGGCTTTTGTTTATTTTGTATGTAACGGGTTCGGGTTCGGCTCCACTCGTAAAGCACACCCCAACATAAGACCCCAACAATAACACGTAAAGAACTATCATTCTAATCATTGGAGCTATGTCTAATATGGTTTAAAATTATTTCAATATCTTTTTCTAAGGCGTTAAGCCTTTGATTTATTTTCCTTTCGCTGTACTCGCTGTCTACGTTATCGTCAACCAGTCGTTTAGTTATCAAAAACTCACGTCTGTATAAATCTTTTTGCTGCTGCCTAATTTGGTATAGTTGAACGGCAAAAACGGCCGACAACGTCCAAAAAGCGATATGAAATAAAAACATAATTTAAGGGTTGTTCTTTGTGTTCTTATAAGCATTGGGGACAAAGGTGTTTTTTCAATAATTCCATTAACGTTCTAAATACGTCGCCGGGATCGGGTCCGGCCTCATCTCCGCCGGCCTCATCAATATTCATTTTTACACTATAAGGCGTTTCCGTTAATCCTTCGATTTGCATTTCAAAAAATTGTCCGGTCTCGTCTTCGGTAGTTTCGATTAGTTCTATCTGAAAATCGCCGGAAACCTCAGCACCGAAAAACGGCGGTTCGTTTATATTTTGTTCAATATTTATCATTAAAAAAGTTTAGCCCCTTCGAAGTCGGGATATTGATTTATAATATTTATGTTAATACTAGGCCATTCTATATTAAAAAAGTAGCTATCGAATGAAGATAAAAAACAAACGAAGACGTAAATAAATAGAATAAACATGTATACGATTATACATTTTTTTAGTTTTGTTTCCATTTAGTAATTATCGTTTACATAATTATCTAAAATGGATTGTATGTCGTCTTTCATTGTCTGCGTATAGATGCCGGATAATGTTAGATTTTGATTTGCATTTTGAGCCGTCAACCACCAACCGTTATTCAGGTCCGCATAAATACTACCTATATGCGATTCGAGCGCAAACACCTCCGCTTCTGTGTAAGTACCTCCCAGCACATCAATATATAAATCCGCTGTAAAATCTACAACAAACTGCTGCCCGTCAGCCTTTCGCTCACTATATTGCAATATATACAGCCGCTTAATCTCGTCAGCGTTCGTAATTTCCGTAAAACCCACCGGTTGCGTCTCTACAAATTCGATTGCAGGGAGCTGCTGATTATCTTCTTTATAAAATTTTCTAGACATTATGACATCCTATTTAATGATCTCCAACGTTGTGAGATATGATCGTACCAAAACATTGCAGTCTGGTTAGGTCTTAGTGAACGGCTGCCGCTGTCCCTTAGTAGTAACCTGTTTTCTGCAATACTAGCCCCCGAATTATTGACAAATCTAATGTCTTGACTAGATGTATTTATATTGTTAATCATTATTATACGATTAACGCCCAAAGCAGGAGCAACAAACCCAGTGATCTGTCTATTGTTTAGGTTTACATCCTGCCGTATCATATATCCTGCCGTATCATATTAGCCGTTGCAAAACCTGTTGGGTTGTAGTTATTAGCCGTAGCCGTTAACGTTGGCGGTGTAATAATCGAACCCGTTATTTGTTCAATTCCGGTCTCGTTAGCTTTATTGTAGACATCTAGTTGTAAGTTACTAGGATCGTAGATGCTCGCTAGCATGTCACCGACGCTAGAGGCATCAATAGTTAACTCATCTGCGGCACTGGTTATATTTACGCCAGTGCCAGCAAGTAAGGTCTTAAACTGCAAGTCTACGCCTAGTTTTTGTTTAAATACGCCCTCACCAGTTCCGACATTTGACGCAGTGTTCGACTCTCCACCGCCACCGCCACCACTAGGGCAGCACTTATCTAAAAAAGCATTGACCGCACTAAGCGTGCCTAAGTACGTGCCAGAATAAGGAGTACCAGACTGGTCTAAGATGTTGTTGAAATTTTCAATTTCTGCAATAGACTCATTAGTGCTAAGGCGAACAAAAGACAGCCCACCAGTAGAGAACGGCCTTACTCTAATATTTCCGAAGGGTTCAGAGGTCACTGGGATGTCTAAGTCTGTGGTTATTGTAACCATAGTCCCGTCCTCGTAAATTTTTATACTGTTGAGTTTTGCCATTTGATTAGATTAAAAAGGCAGGTTTTACCCCGCCCGTCCGTAGTTAGGTAGCGAATCTGCACTTAGGACCTTTATCTTAATAAGTTATTGCTAGGATTGTATTGATAGCATCTGGTAAAGTGCTTGTAATTGTCACCGCTTTTACAGCGTCAGCGGCTAGAACAAATCTACCTTGCTGGATTGTGTTAAATGTAGTCAAAGCAGCAGCAAAAAAGGCTGTAATGTCAGCAGAGCTGTTAAACACTACAGAGCTTTGACCATTACCAAAATACTCGTAAGGATAAACAAAGCTATCTTTTAGCCCGTCTAGCCCTAAGTACTCCTGAATTTTACTATTTGAGATGTCAAAAGTATTACCAGAAGCGGCCGGATATTCTAGTGCCGTCTCTAGGTTTAGCGTGTTCTCATCTTTTATCAAGTCAATCTTATACTCTTTTACTATCTCTAGCACTTGGCTCTCTTGAGCAGGAGTAAGATTACTCAATAAGTCCCTCACTACGCTAGTGCTATCATAATTCTCTGCAATGATCAAAGTATCATCCACAGACAATACATTCCCATTAAATAAGTCCCCAATAGAAAGGGGCTGCTGTCTAAAATATGCTTTCATAATTAGAATGTTTCTGCTAGTAAGTTTAATTGGACTAATACTTTTGTAGGTTTTCCTAATGTAGCACCACTATTCTGCACTGCTATTCCTGCTCTCCCAGTTGTAGCGGCATTGCCTGCTGCAAATCCTTGGCCTCCGTTTGGTGCTGTTAATTTTGCGCTCACATACTCACCCACAGCAATAGCCTCCCCAAAGTCAACAAATTGCTGATTACCTACGGCTATGGCAACAAAGTCCCTAGCTACGTCAATACTATTACCAATCTGAACGATGACACCAAAAGTTTGGTTGTCTTGCGCTCCTGTGACCGGATAGGAGAGCACTGGGTAAGATTCTAAGCTAACAGTAAAGAAGCTGCTAACATAAGCAAAGCGATCTACTAAGAGTGCCGTGTCTCTTATTGCTACCTTTTTGGTCGGAGACAACCACAACCCTACTGTATTGTTGTAGGTCTCTATCTCTTGAGTTCTCAAGTTGAAAACGCGCTGCCCATCGCTTGGACTTGGGTAGGTTGTGTCCCTGTCGTCTTCATCTGATACATTAGGCGCAGAGAGTAAGCCAGTACTAGAGATGTCTGTAAATTC